TCGGCTACCTTCCAGAGTAACGTGCCAGTCTTTTGTGGTGTGATTGCATACTTCTCTGCTAGCTCATCTTGTTTGATCCTAATAGCCTTGATGATATTGGGATGATCTTTGCCGTTCAAGAACTTACTTGCAGCCTGGGCAGGGAATTCATAACCAGCCTTTCGAGCTGCTTCAGTCTGGCCACATGCTCCTTCAGTGTAATGCCATACGAAGCCGGCCTGCATTTCTGTCAGTCCATGCTCCTGGTCTTTCTCAAATTGTTCCGGGGTTGTCACCAGCTCCGCTTTATTCTTTTTAGGTCTTCCTCTATCTGCCATGCTATTCCTCAATGAAGGCCATGAAACTGCCTTTGTCTATTTTTACTATCGCCACTACATTCTTGTCCTTTAACTTTCGCACGACCCCAGAGTAGTTCTTCACCTTGAGAACCACAACTTTAATCTGGAATCTATTGTCGCTTGTCTTTATATCTATAGATCTTAATTCACCCATATTTTCTCCTTCAGTGTATAGAGTGCAGTGTACAGCTCCCAAACACTTCCTGTAGTGTTCTGTGTAACTGTCCTAATATCGTACTGTATAACCACTATATATATATTATTATTATTATATATACCTAACACTACCTATAGAAGAATACCCCATAGGTAAGCCAAATATCGACAGGGTGGCATATCTCTTACTATGCACTCCACCCCACCCTTTTTTCCCAGACGCCTGCCCACTCTTGCACATCTCTGCACATTTGCACACCCAAGCTACGCTCCTGCGCCAGTGCACAGCTGCGCTGCCATCACTTTGCAGTGTCATCTTTTTTCTTGTCATTACTATCATTTTTTTTCGCGCCACCTGCCTTGCGGCCAGTAAAGATTTCATCAAAGCGTCTATTGAACTCATCTTTGTCTACCGACATGGGCCTCTGTCGAGATCCTTTTCCACCGCGCCAATTACTCATCATTTATACCTTTCAAATATTATTAATACCAATCCAAATAATACTACGGATGCAGTAAGCGTGCCGAATGTTATAGTTAGTACAGCCTCAATCATTAGTTGTCTCCGAATTTGGCGCTGAAGTCCGTGTAGTTGTCTGCATCAACAGGCGTGTAAGATAAGTCATATACCTTCCGACCATTAGATCTACGTGGTTCTATGCCTCTGTCGTGTAAGACACGAGCCGCTTCTTTGAAGTCCGGCATACGTGGTGCTTTGATCCCCAGGTCGCGTAGTAGTTTAGTCATCTGCACTGCTTTGGGGTATTCGCTCTCGAAGTCTACATGCTCTAGCAATAGATCCTCAACACTCGACTGTGTTCTATAAATTTCATTACTCTCGTTGAGTAGTTCTCGCTCATCCGGGGATAGAAACCAGTTCTTTTGTCCCTTGATATACATCGTCTCCTTGACCTCGGCCCAGAGCTGTTGCATGTCCACGCCATGATTCACGTCTATGTCTTTGACAGCCAGAACCCAGAATCTACGATTACCAGACGTGTCCGTCAAAAATTCTCTCGCGTTAACACTGGCGTAGAAAGCCGTACGTCTTTGATAAGTAGTAAATGCCCTGTCGTATGGCAATCTAAGTTCATCTGTCTTTGCCGTTACAAAAGCCTTAAGTTGATCTATGTCTGACTTCTTAAAAGTAGATTCAATCTCACCTAGCTCAACGATCCAATGAGATACGGCTCGCTTTACTGAGTCCTTGTCACTAGGGTTTAGGGTAGCTCCTTCTAATAGCCAGCCACGGTCATAATCGCATAAGCGCTTGAACCATAAAGTCTTACCCAATCCCTGTGCGCCCTGGAGAACTAATATACCCTCGAGCTCAACGCCATTCTCTTCGTAAGCAGCGGCCAAGCATGAGATAAGCCACTTGCGCATAAGCATCTCTTTTAATTGGTTACTATCATGTGTGACCAGGCTATTTAAGAATCTTTGCATCCTTGAGTGCCCGTCCCAAGGTATTGAATCGATCCACTCCTTAACAGGATTGTACTCACGTGCCAAGATCTTAAGATAATCCCGGACCTTAGTATGTGGGATCCCCATATTAATACAGCGATCTTCGATCTCAATGAGAGAGGCCTCATCCTTCATATCAGCTATGAACTTAGTGTTGGGTATCTCTATCTCCATGCGTTTCTTGATGACGTTGTAGCGCACTTCCACACCATGTGTTTGCAACACACCGGATATATTATCCTTAGTGTTTAAGAAGCGTCCGCTTGCGCTGCGCTGAAACTCGTGTTCCACGGCTAAGTCAACCTTGTTAAGTGCCGGGATTAGTTCGCCGTCCAGAGCTTCGGGATCATCGTTCTTGTGGTCGTTGTAGTCGCCCTTGGTCTGAGGCATGAGAACCTCAGCCAAACCCTTTTGTTTTAAGATAATCTGGCAGGCTTTCGTTGCTTCCTTCTCACCTGTTTTACTATCATCATTATCAGCTATAAATACATGCTTCCTGTCTGCAAAAAATTTGAACATAACCTCTGCAACAGGCGATAAGTTATAGGCATCAAAAGCTACGATCACTGGCTGTGAAAAGTCAGCAAATATAGATGCAGCGGTGGCATATCCTTCTGCGTAATTGATTATGGTAGCGGTTTTTAGGATCTCTTTACCCAAGATAAAAAAGCTACCGCTTTTCTTAGAACCAGGAAGAAATATCTTTTTACCGTCTTTATTAATGAACTGTAGGCCAACAATGCTCATTTGTTTGTCGTATAAAGGGATAACTAATTGGCCAGAAGCATTTACTCTAAGGCCGTATGACAAAACATTCTTCTTTATAAGGTAATCGTGCTTCTCACATGGTATGGCTTTGTCCCACTCTGCCTGGGCGCGTCTAGCAGCCTTTGATTGCTTCTCTGCTTGTTTTACCTCAGCTTCTTTTTGTAGTGCGGCAATTTCTGCCTTTTGTTCTTTGGATACCTTTATATTCTTTTGGTTTTCCGGCTTCCAGACAGCAGTGGGTTGTTCAGCTGAGATTCGATAGTCACCCAACCGACCGTAAGGGACCGATTGATCTATCCAAAGCTGATACCAACCCACCAACTTCCGTTGGCCACCAACGTTGATGTATGCTCTACCAATAGAGCCGTCAGTGACCAAACCCTTCTTGGGTTCGGGTTCCAAACCATTTTCATTAAGAAAACGTATGAATTCATACTGGTAATCTGTTGTAAAGGGTTTGTCAAAATTCTTGGTTGTAGGTCTGGTTATTTTTAGGGACATCACTTCCTCTGTTAATTTAAATATTGCACTCTTTGTAAAAGTATGTACAATGTTACACAATATTATTATAATTAGCAATCACAAAGAGGAGTGAATTTTATGAGCTTAACTATAAAAACTGAAGGTGACTTCGAAAAACTATCAACAGGTCTTTATGCAGGTACATGTTATCGCATCATTGACATGGGAACAACAGAACAAGAATATGAAGGCGTGACATCTAAAAAGAAAAGAGTACATATAACTTTTGAAGTTAATAAATCTCTAGATATAAACGGTAGAGAGTTACCAGAACATGAAGGTAATCCTACAAAAATGAATGACGGCAAACCTTTTGTTGTGTCAAAAATATACACAGCATCATTGTTTGAGTCTGCTGCACTTAGAAAGGATCTTGTGTCCTGGAGAGGCAGACAATTCACTGAAGAAGAATTATCTGGATTTGATATTGATAAATTACTTGGTTGTACTGCAAACGTAGAAGTAGGACTAACCAAAGGTGGCAATCCAAAGATCGTTGGCTTATACAAACCGGACGGAGGAGTTCAAGTAGTTCCTACTGTTAATGAAACATCCGGATTTGATCTAGACGTTTACTGTAATGAATGGACAGGCCAAATGAGTGATGCCAGTAAAAAAATGTGCGATATCTTTGACAGTCTACCAATGTGGATGCAAACAGATATTGAGAATAGCTTTGAGCTACAAGCAGCCAAAAGAAAAGGCGAGGCATCTGGACACATTAAGAATGAGCCAAGCGAAGAATCGCAGCAACTATCAGACTTAGTTTCTGAAGCTGAAAAAGGAAACTCCTCTGACTTTGAAGACAGCATACCTTTTTAAGTTTCACACCGCGGGTGGCATTTCTCCGACTCTCACAATTCAAATGAAAGTCACCCGCACCTTTTATGAGAACAGATGAAAAGATTTTTTGATAACCTTATAGATAAATTTTTAGGTTGGTCCTTTCAAAGAAAAGCAAACAAACTACACAGGAAAAGAAAATGAATGATTACGATCCAGTAAACCAGCCGCCTCATTATTTAGACTCAGTAATTGAATGTATAGATGCAATGGTCGCTGTTTTTGGTTTAGCACACACACAAAAATATGCAGAAATAGCTGCCTTCAAATATGTATGGCGCATGAACAAAAAGAACATAACCTCAGACGAAGATAAATTAAAAGCTATCTGGTATCTCAGATTTAGTATGGGCGATGATCCCAGAAAAGATTTAAATAAAGTAGAGGATATACAAAATGGATTTTAAACCCGGAGTATACGAAAACATACCTTACGAAGTCTATGCTGAGATCCCAGCCTTTAGATCTCACGATCTTACAGCTGCGCTTAAATGCGCTTACAACTGGAAGTACAGCAAAGGATTTGCACCATCGCCAGCGCTACTAGAGGGTAGAGTGCAGCACACCGTATTCCTGGAGCACCATAAATTTGATGAAGAGTTTGTGATCCAACCAAATATAGATAGAAGAACCAAAGTAGGTAAGGCCGAGTATGAAGACTTTTTAACTACTGTTGATAATCGCACACCAATTAGCCAGGACCTTTATGACATCTGCATGGAGCGTAGAGAGATTGTAAAAGAATACATACCTAAGCCAGATCATAAGGTTGAGTGTGTCATTATGTTTATGCACCATGGCCATCCTTTTAAATGTAGACTCGACTGGTATAACAATAAAGATGTCTGGGATCTTAAGACAGCTCGTGACGCTTCGCCCAGAGGATTCAAACAAGCAATCAATAACTTCAACTATCACATGCAAGCAGCTCTTTATGTAGACGCTTGTAATGCAGCAGGATTGCCAGCTGGAACCTTTAACTTCCTAGCACAAGAAAAAGTACACCCATTCGCTTATGCCGTTTACAGCATGTCAGATGAAGCTTTGGAGTATGCTAGGTCTAAGAATGAGCAAGCCTTAGCGTTGCTGTTGGAATGTAAAGAGAAGGATGAATATAAACCCTATAATCTGAATGGAGTTCAGACTATAGAGTTACATGATTTGTATTAAGAAACTATTACGTTACTTTTGTTTCTTAGGTATTGCATTAAGATTTTCGTCATAGCTAGTCATTATAGTAAATGACTTTAGTGCTTTGCCTTTAGCATCTTGATATCCGTGTTTTACTAACAGTGGCTCATATATTTCGTTAATAGTCACTTGTTTTTTAAAAGCAATATTCTTTGCATGTTCAAATATGTCTTGTGGTTTCATTTTTTTATCCTTTGTCTCCCATTAATGCAACAAGTTGATCTCGTTTACAATTAATATTGTTAATAAAAGCTCTCGTATATAGACTGTCATCACCATATTTCCATTTTGAACTGTGTAGTTCTGCTTTCATTTTATGTATTTC